TTCAATTTCCTGTATTGTCATTCTTTACACTCCTTTTTATTTACTACCGTTATCCAAGAATTTTGGAATATTCCAATTATTGAATTGATTTTCTGTTAAGACACCATCTTTAATTAATCCATCAATTAAATTATTATAAAGAAGTCTTCTTTTCGAGTAGTCTTTACAATTATAATAATTTTCTTCTTCCCTTAATTGATTAAGTATAAACCGAGTATAATAATCAATTACCTCTTCTTTCCTGATATACTGCTTTTTATGCTTCATTAATAATACCTCCTATTTACTATTATATACTATTAATTAAATACTACCTAACTATTTTTAATGGTATAAATAAATATAAAAAAAATACACTTTTTTTAAATAAATTCACGATATTATTATTTAGTTGTATATATTTCTAATTATGATATAATTATAGATAGGAGGTTACAACATGACACGAATTGAAGAAAAACAGTTTTTACACTGTCAATCATTGACTATTACTTATTATCTAAAATCTCATAGTGTAATTGGGAGTAATAGGTCAATGGTGGTTACGAATTGGATTATGAGAAACGCACGTCAATTTTATTTATCTTATAGAAAAATGACAGAAGGAGTAAATTAAATGAGAAAACAAAAATTATATCAACTGGTGATTAGAAGGAAAGACAATAGAAAAAGTAAAATTGTATATTCATTTACTTGTAAAGCAGATCGGGAAACTTGGATTAAAGCAATTAGTAATAAATGCTATCTATTACTAAAAAGAGAGGTATTAAGATGAAACATAATAAATTTGAATATGTGATAGTACTCCAAGGTGATTACCATACTGCTAATTATCGCATAGTAAATAGAAGGATAAAAACAGGTATAAATGGAGGTCGATTATGATTCTAATTGATAAAAGAATTCAGTACTACACTGAGATAAAAAAAGATGTATTTCAAGTGTATTGTAATACTAGTAATAATTCATTATTGAAATTGATAGAAAGTCAATTGAGTGTTTTAAATTGTATAATATCAGAACTAGAATATATAAAAGAAAATATAATTAAAAATAAATGAATATAGGGGGTATAATTAAACAACTGGTAAATAGTAAAGCCTGGTTTAACGCTAACCAATTAAAAGAGATAGGAGGACAAAACAATCAATTAAACAAAGTCTAGTGATACACTAGCAACAATTTATTGTCACAACTGATATCCCTATAATTATTAACTGTATAAAAATGAGGGTAATGAAATGGAAACTTGACAAAATAGACCATATAAACAAATATAATATTAACAAATTTAAAACAAATAATAACTGATAAAAGAGAGTATGTAACCTATTGATTGATAACCGGAATTGATCATAATAAAACATACTCTTTTTTTTATTAATAACATTTATCTGGTATAGTGTGTCATTCTATGGTATAATTATAGATAGGAGGTTTATATTATGTTAATTACAATTGATCAATTTGAGGAATTCACAAAATTTATGGATAAGGACTATTCTTTTAAAATCCGAATTCATAACAACCAAATTCATGTTAATTCATATATTGGTAAATTAGGACATATCAATTATTCTTTGAATACTTCAAAACATATCCCTTTTAAAGTCTATGCAAATAAGGATATAGAATTGAATCTGTTACTCGATAAATTTATTAGTTTACTCAGTTTACATGATTGGACATTTCAGGAGGTTTAAAAATGCCAAGAATAGACATTATATACAGAGTAATAGGCTATAGAAATGAAGCTCATAAAAACTATTTTAATGGAGATGAAAAATTTGAAAATTGGCTTAAAGTAAACAATAGGTTTATTACTCATTTATACAAGTATGATATATTCCATAAAAAGTATGTTTTAAACAGTCTATATATTTAAATAGACTAGACAATCAAAAGAGGGTATTAAAAACCCTCTTTTTTTATGCTTTGATTACTTTACAGTACTAAACAACTAAAACACCATAAAAACACCATATAAGACAAAAAAAGAGCTATTCCAGACAATAAAAGCAGATATAAACAATTAAAACTCCATAACTATCCTATATAACACAAGTTACAACTAGTCTATATTTCAATAATAGATTTATACTTGTACTATTGCACACTATAAAGCCATATAGACCACTTTAAAACACTGTATACACTAGCAACCACAATGCCAATAAGTTTACACCTATAAAAGAAATAAATAGAGAAGAGACTACCAGGAAATAAGACGTACCTAATTAAGTATATACGGTAGTACTATATTAAGTCTATCCATACATAGTGTATAGTATAGTGTTATGTATATAGTATGGATAGTAGTGGATAAGTATAGTGTGTAGTGTGTAGTAAGGATAGGTGTTGTAATAGAGTAGGGGTAAAAAATTGCAAGGATTGTATGCCCTGTCTCCCTTTTGTCAAGTTGATACAATAAAGGCAGCCAGGTAGAACAAGTGTTAAGTTAATACAATAAAGTTAGACATAGCTTACATTTAGCAAGGTGATACAATATAGTAAGGCCAGGTGTAGTGGGGGTATGGTACTGTATAACAAGGGCATAGTGATATGGTATTGTATAACAGGTATGTAGTAGTAATACCCTGATAACAATATAGAATAAAGTATACCTATCTAATGCCCATCTAAGGGAAGATATAAAGAGAGAGTATACTATAGTAATACTACACACTATTTATATACTGTTGTATAATACTATACTATGTATCATAACAGACAACCAAAAAAAACAAGGGGTATTACCCTATCTCTATATTGTACTGTACTTAATTGTATAGTATGTAGTTTTATACCATACCATGTACCAACTATGTCAAGTCTAAGTGATAGTAAGTACCATGCCAAGTGCTTAGATGGAGTGTGAGTATTGTCAGCGACTTTTCGTATATGAGTACGACTGTCACTCACCGCAAAAATTACGCTCCTACACTTCTCTTGTCCTGCTGCTGGCCGTAGACGAATTACCTTCTGGACCTAGAAGCTAGAAGTTGGTTTGGCTTGGAGTCTGGAACGGTACTTAGAGTTCCCCCACCATCCTAAATATAAACTCGCTTTGTAGGGCTAGTCGTAAACGGAAAAAGCGTATATCCCCTGGGAAAAAATTGAGCTGTGAGGTTTTGGGGAACTGTTCTGGGTTTGCGAACAGCGAACAGATTGCCCCCTCTGAAAAAAAATTCAATGGGATTGACAAAATACGCTTTGGTGGAGTATAATTAAGTAACGGGTAGAGACAAAGCTCTATAGCTGCTTAACAAATAAGTCGGGATTATCCGCACATAGCTGGCTGTATATAGGTTCCACTCCTATCTATCCGAAACTTGGATCGGTAGCTTAATGGTGAAGCTCCTGACTGTTAATCAGGTGATTGAGGGTTCGACTCCCTCCCGATCCTATTGTGTAGAGTTGATCACTTGAGGGACCGGATGAAGGGTTAGTCCGGATTGCTGCAATATTTAAAACTGGTGGGGATTGCAGCTTATTTTTTAATTGGAGGAAAATATGGGAATGTATCAAGAAATCATGAAAGACAAAGTTGCAGAGTTGGAACAAGACATTAAGATAGAATCTAGTTTCCCTGGGGAATTCGATAAGTATGTTGCAGATGTTCTAGCAGATAAGAATACTACTCTATTTGGAAAGCACCAAAGACTCCAGATATTGTTTTCGTTGCTGCAGAAGAGAGCAAGGTCGGAGGATACTATGAGTTTGTCCAAAAGAAAGGAACTCCGGATGAATGGTAAACCAAAACCAGTTCCATCAAAACCAGTCCCGAAACCGAATCCGACACAATCACCAAGATGGAAAGGAGAAAAACAGTGACTTTACAGGAAAGACTTAAAAAAGGCGAAATTATAGTTGGTTGGGGTTTTGACCCTGAGTCCGGAAGAAAAGTATATGGATTACTGACAAAGATAATCAAACACCCAAATAAGAAAGAGATTGATTTATTTCTGATCCAGTATTGGACCAACGATCAAATGATAGAATATTTCTATTGTTTCCAAGAAGGCGAGATCTTTGTAGGGAGATGCGAATGAAAAAGAAATTCAAAATCGAAGTAGTGACCACCAATGAGATTGAAATTGAAGTAGAGGTTGATGGGACATTTGATGATCGATTAAAAGAATTCAATAAACATTTTTGGAGTGCTGAAGATCTGTCTGAATATCTCGAAGGTCTGGCAAGCATGATTGCTATGGATGGATTAAATGATTTTCATGAAGGCTATGGATATGTACTGAATAATGGTAAGTTACCATGGGATTTACGAGAAACACCAGAAGAAAAAGACAAAATCATTTTCAATATTACTAGTATGTATGAGTGGGATAATATTGAAGTAGAGGAATTGGAATGAAAGAATTGTTCGATGCTTTGGGAGTTCCCTTCTTTGTACTAATGGTATGGGTAGGGATCCTAGTAGCAGTTGCAGCGTTTATGAAATGTATGGCTATAATTGGAGGATAAGATGAAAAAGAATGAAGCAATCGCATTACTGAAATATGTAGGAATGGTTAGTGATGAAGAAATTGAATTATATTTGAAAGAAGCTGTTGAAGATGAAGTGATAGAAATAGAAGCAGATGAGGAGGATTATGAAAACAATATTGTATGAGATACTTAAAGCATTTATTGTTGGGTTTTTCCTGGGAGGGGTTTGTAGTTTTCTAAAAATCCCCGTTCCGGCCCCGAGCAAAATTGCTGGAGTAATCGCAATTGCCGGATTGTTTTTTGGGTGGAAACTCATAGATCTATTTTTTAGATTGAACGGGAGAATGTGATGGGAAGTACAGAACTGGAATGCAAGTATATGCATGGTATATCTGGGTGAAAGGGTATAATGGCCTTCCTATTCTTGATTGGATCGATAATCAGGAAGATATTTATAAGAAACCAAAAAAGAAAAAGAACGGATAGTAGACCAACTGGTAGAGTCAACAGATTTAAATCCTGTACAGGTGAGGGTTCGATTCCCTTCTATCCGAATATTCCCTGGAGAAATCCAGGGTTTTCTTTTGCTCAAACAGTTAGTTTTATCTAACATTTTAAGTCTGAGCTAACTTTGTATTGACAAACTAAAAAGAGTCCTATATAATAAGAATATGAGTAGGAAAGAAACCCCCAAAGATAAAGAAAATTTACCATCTCCGGAAAAAATAAAAAATCTCTCTTTGGTAGAGATTGAACCTCCCAAGAGAGCTATGTCCGGACGAAAAAGCAGTTACAGAGAATCTTTCTGCCAAATAGTGATAGAAGAGATGGCTCAGGGTAAAAACATCGAAACAATAGCAATTGAATTAGGTGTGTCAAGACAAACTTTTTATGTATGGTTAAAAAAACACCAAGAGTTTAAAGAAGCTGTCGAAGTCGGAAAGCAACTGTCAAAAAGATGGTGGCTAGAACAAGGCAGAGTAAATATAGGAAACAAAAACTTCAACCACGTTTTGTGGATGATGAATATGACCAATCGCTTCGAGTGGACCACTTCTAAGGTTCAAGCAAAAATCAACACAACAGAGACTAAAAACGTAAATCTATCAGTCAAAACTATAGACGAGAAAGCAGCTGAAGTTCTTCATATACTTGTAGCAACCGGAGCCATCGACATATCCGGAGCTGTAGATGCAGAAATAGTTCAGGAGCAAATAGATGAACCTAAAGACGATTCAAAATAATCCAGAAATAAAGAAATTACTACTACCTAAATGGACAAAGTATATTCCTATAGAACCAACAGTCAAACAGGCTGCTTTTTTGTGGTATGAAGGGGAAGATGCTTTTTTTGGTGGTGCAGCTGGTGGGGGCAAGTCAATTGCTCTTTTAGCCGGAGCTTTACAATATGTAGATCAACCACATTATAATGCAATTCTTTTGCGTGATACTTTCCGGAATCTTACACTTCCGGATTCCTTATTAGATGTAGCTCATCAGTGGTTAGACAATACGGATGCAAACTGGAATGAGGACAGAAAGAGATTTACTTTCCCTTCCGGTGCAACTTTGAACTTTGGATACTTGGATGGTCCTCGGGATCATTACAATTATCAATCTGCACAATTCCAATATGTAGGAGTTGATGAAGCAGTCGCTATCAGAAAAGAACAAGCTCTCTATCTATTCTCTCGTATGAGAACATTGAAAGGGGTTAAGATTCCTCTGAGATTTAGAGCTGCCAGCAATCCTCCTTCTAGGGAGCAGTTTGGCAGAGGTGCTTGGGTAAAGCATAGATATGTAGATCCAAGAACAAAGAAACCTGGAGTTCTATTTATTCCAGCAAGAATGAATGATAATCCTTTTCTTGATCAGGATGGGTACAATAGGTCGTTAGAAAACCTCGATCCTATTACTAGGGCTCAACTGAAAGATGGAAATTGGGAACTAATGGAAAAAGGTTCTATGTTTGATCGGGGATGGTTCGGACTCGTTGATGCTGCTCCTGTGGAGGGCAAAACGACACGCTATTGGGATTTAGCTGCTACTGAAGTGAAAAGGACCGGAACACCTCCAAAGTATACTGCTGGTGTCAAAATGACCAAATCAAAGGATGGTATCTACTATATCGAGACTATCGTTAGATTTAGAAAAGAACCTCTCTATGCAGAACAAATGATTAGGCAAACTGCAGATATAGATGGAACAACAATTCCAATCTATATTGAGCAAGAACCTGGATCTTCAGGAAAATATACAATTGATCATTATCGTAGAATAGTATTACCGGAGTTTGTACTTCGGGCAGATAGAGTTACAGGAAACAAAGTATCGAGAGCAGCTCCTTTCTCATCTCAGGCAGAAGCAGGAAATGTGAAACTAGTAAAGGGCCATTGGAACGAAGCATTTTTGGATGAGATTGAACTTTTCCCAGATGGAGAGTACTGTGACCAAGTAGATGCTGCAGCTGGAGCTTTTGACAAATTAGCTCCCTATCGGATGGGTTTACGATCAAGAGTAATTTACGGAGGATAATATGATAGTTGGTATTGGAATAGCAATATGTTTAGTTGGTGTGGCTTTTGTGATTTTGGGAATCTTTATCAAAGCAAATAAGGCTAGAGTAAGAAGAGAAGAAATTAAGGATGCAATTGATGAAAAAACTAATGAAAAAATTGATAATCTTGATGATCGTCTTGGGGATATCCGTACTGAGTTTTTCGAGTGAGATGCCTGATAGATGGAAGAACTTACCTGAACAAGAGAAATGGGAAAAGTTTGAAGAATTATATTACATGACAGAAGAGTATCGAGCAATAACTCAGGATCAAATGAAACGTATTGAAGAATTAAAGACGTTTAAAAAAAAGGTTGACAAAGAATTTAGACTTGGATTTACTTTTAATGCTACTATTGGAGTTGGAATTGATTCTATGCAAAGACGAATACCAAATAGTGGGTCTATTCTTCGACCAGATTTTACAATGGGGATGGATATTTTAGTATTATTTTACAATCATTTTCTATTTTCTCCTGGACTTGATATTAATATATATGATGAATATGGTATGGATTTAAAAATAGGATTTGGGTGGTTATTCTAATGGCAAGTATTACAAATTATAAGGAAAAGAAAATGTCTCCAACCGAGATTATAGAGAAACAGAGAAGGAAGATCAGATGGGGTAAGACGTACTCTATCGCTACTAAATTCATAGCAGGATGCTACTTAATAGCAATGAACTATCATTTAGTGATAAACGATCAATTTACCCTGGAGTCAGCCATAGCTGCTTGTGTGGTGGCCGGATTTATCTCTGGATCAGCTCTGCCTATAGACATATCAAAAATTATCAACAATATTAAAGGAGACAAATAATGGCTTTTAGTGATGATTATAATCAATATGAAAGATGGGCTCAGTTCCATTTTTATGTGTCTGGAGGAAGTACTGGTGTTATTACTGAGACTACTTCTTTGAGTAAGCAATGGAAAATAAAGGAAGTCAAGGTGCATTGTTCTTCTGTTTTTTTGAGTAGTGAAGATCTTACAGTTTATTTTAATAGTCCTTATGGTTCGGAGTATAATTTTAAATTATTGAGTGAATCTCTTAGCGGTCTAACAGATTTATGGGCTACATTTGAAAAGCCCCTTTTGTTGGCTTCTGGAGTAGAATTAACAGTCAACATATCACTAGCTTCTCTAGTAAATGTGCTTGGTATAGAATTAGTTGGATGGTCTGTGCAGGGGTAAATATGAAAAATATTGTTATAGTGGGTACTGGCACAGGAGCCAGTGCTAATGATACTAATGGTGGTATGTATGAGAGTCCCGCAACCTGGACAACTTTTCAGGGAGTTAATGGGGCTCCTTTGGATTC